GCCATCACCGCCGCCCGGGGCCGCAATGCCAAGGCCATCCGGGCGCTGCTGGACGTGGACGCCCTGAAAGCCAGCAAGGACCAGAGTGCCAACATCAAGGCCGCCCTGGAGGGGCTGAAGAAGGAGAACGGCTATCTCTTCGAGTCCGGCGAGACCCCGCCCCCTTACGCCTTCGGAACCGGCACCGGCGGCCGCCCCGGCTCCGGCATGGACGCCATCCGGGCCGCCGCCGGTCTGACCAACAACAAGTAAAGGAGAACGAATTATGCCTAATGTCATCGAACTGGCCCAGCAGTTTGTGCCCATTCTGGATGAAGTATACCAGAACGCCTCCCTCACCGGCGACCTGGACGGCGCCGCCGAGCTGGCCCGCCAGGGGGCCAACGCCAACGAGCTGATTATTCCCATGCTGTCCATGCAGGGACTGGGGGACTACTCCCGGAACAGCGGCTATGTGGACGGGGACGTGACCCTGACCAACGAGACGGTGAAGTGCAACTTCGACCGGGGCCGCATGTTCACCGTGGACACCATGGACAACCTGGAGACCGCCGGCATTGCCTTCGGGCGGCTGGCGGGGGAGTTCATCCGCACCAAGGTGGTCCCGGAGCTGGACGCCTTCCGCTTCGCCTGCTACGCGGGGAAGGAGGGGATCTCCAAGGTGTCCGCCGGAGCGGCCCTGTCCACCGGCGAGGCGGTGCTCAAGGCCATCCGGGCCGCCAACGACAGGATGGACGAGGACGAGGTGCCCCAGGAGGGCCGGTATCTCTACATCACCCCCACTCTGCTGGGGATGGTCCAGGATTTGGACACCACCAAGAGCCGGGAGGTGCTGAGCAACTTCGCCAAGCTGGTGAAGGTGCCCCAGACCCGGTTCTACACCGCCATCCAGCAGCGCTCCGGCAAGCTCACCGGCTCCGGGGAGAACACGGCGGACGAGACCGCCGGCGGCTACGTGAAGGCGGCGGAGGCCAAGGAGATCAACTTCCTTATCATCCACAAGCCCGCCGTCATCCAGTTCCCCAAGCACGTGGCCCCCAAGATCATTGCCCCGGAGCAGAATCAGACCGCCGACGCCTACAAGTTCGGCTACCGGAACGTGGGCATTGCCGACGTGTACCAGAACAAGCTGGCGGGCATCTACCTCCACCACAAGCCCTGAGCCCTATGACCAGCTACGACTTCTACGTGAGCAACTACCACGGCGGGGCTGTCCCGGAGGCGGAGTGGCCCATCTGGGCGGCCCGGGCCCGGGACCAGCTGCGGCGGTACCGGCGGATGTACCAGGTGCGCACCCCCCGGCCCAGGGCGGCGGATATGGCGGTGTGCGCGATGGCGGAGGCCCTATACTCCTTCCAGCTGCTGCTCAGCGGCGAGGCGGGCCCGGTGCAGTCGGCCTCCATCGGCAGCGTGTCGGTGAGCTATGGCAGCGCCCAGGGCCTGGATTTGAGCCCCGGAGGGCGGGAACGGGAGCTGTACCGCTGCGCCGCCCGGTACCTGGATATCTACAGGGGGTGCGGCTGATGGTCCCCCTCAAGCGCCGGGACGGCCCTCTGGACTACCGGCTGTGCAATCAGACCGTAACCCTCTACCACTGGGACGGTCAGGACACCGTGACCCGGACGGTCATCGAGAAGGGGGCCTTCCTGGACTTTAAGAAGGTGCAGGACGTGTCCAAGACGGGGAGCAGCGAGGTCAACCGCTTTCTGCTGGTCATCCCCTGTTCGAAGAGCCCGGTGGCCGTGGGGGACAAGGTTCTGCTGGGCGCGGGGCCGGAGCTGTCCTCTCGGGCGGACTGGGCGGGCTTCATCCCGGCAAAGGTCCCCGGGCTGGTGGTGGTGAAGTATGTGGACCCAAAATACTGGAAGGGCCGTATGGCCCATGTGGAGGCGGGTGGATGAGAGTAGTTGGACAGGTGCGGGTTGACATGAAGCCGGTGAAGCAGATCATGGCCCGCCTGGGTATCGACGCCCGGGGGGACGTGCAGCGCTTCCACACCGCCAACGTACTGCGCCGCATCCAGAAATATATGCCCTACCGCACCGGGGCCACTATCCACCTGATGGTCGCCCAGAGCCCGGTGGGGGACCCCTTTATCCACGTAGATGTGCCCTACGCCCGGATGCTCTACTACGGCAAGGTGATGGTGGACCCCGTGACCCACGCGGCGGGCTTCCTCACCGAGAACGGCTGGCGGTCCCGGCGGGGTGTTAAGAAGGTCAAAAGCAACCGGGATATCCAGTATGACAAGAGCAAAAATCCCCGTGCCGGCCCCTTCTGGGACCGCCGCCTGGCAGCCGCTGAGGGGGCCGCTATGGCGGCGGAGCTCCAGGACTATGTGCGAAGGAGGGCCCGCCCGTGACCGCGCTGGAGAAAATCACCGCTTTTGTGAGGAGCTATCCGGGCGCGGATATCCTCCAAAAATTCCGGATTGACTACACCGACCAGATTCCCGCCAACGCCGGCGTTTTTCCCTCCGGCCTGGTGGAGATCGACCGGAAGACGGATATCTGCGGCGGCGCCACCGTCACCAACCAGTACAACTTTGGCCTGTACTACGTCTTCGAGAAGGCCCCCGGGGACGACGCAGGGGCGGCAGTGAACGCCGGCTGGCTCATGGACTTCCAGGAGTGGGTCCAGGAGCAGTCCGCCCGGGGCCTGGCCCCCGTCTTCGGGGACGTTCCCAGGCAGGAGAAAATTACCGCCCAGAACGGCGTGCTCTACAGCGCGGAGGACGAGGGCCTGGCCACCTACATGGTGCAGATTGCCGTCCAGTTTATAAAAAAATTTCCTACCACAGACCCGTGGTTTATGTAAGGAGGCAGCATAATGGCATACAAATTCAGCACCCCCGCCGGCCAGACGGTGGACCGGAAGCTCTATCTGGTGTGCGGCAACAGCGGCACCGCCCAGGCCCCCAAGTGGGGCAGGCTGGGCAAGCGGGTTGAGGACAGCTCCGCCGAGCTGGACTGGGGGGAGGAGACCAAGCAGGACATCCTGGGGGACGCCTACACCACCATGAAGACCCCCACCATCTCCCAGACCTTCGATCCCTGCGAGCTGGACAGCGGCGACGAGTACCAGCAGCACCTGTGGAACCTGGCGGTGGTGGAGCAGAACGCCGCCGCCCTGTGCAGCCAGGACCTGCTGCGCATCCACCTGTACGCCGTGGACGAGGAGGGGCACTGCTTTGCCGAGCGCTTCCCCAGCTCCATGGTAAAGCCCTCCGGCCTGGGTGGCGAGGGGGGCGGCGCCCTGACCATGCCCATCGACGTCACCTTCGGCGGTACCCGGGAGACCGGCACGGCCGGCATGGCGGCGGACGGGACCATCACCTTTACCCCTGGAACGGCGGCGGAGTAAGGAGGGCGGCAGGATGGAAGCGAAGACCCTTCAATTTGACGACGGCCTGCTGCGGCTGGATATCAACGGCAGCGGCCTGCTCACCTTTAATCCCACCGATTTCAACGTGTACCAGCGCTTTTTCCAGCTGCTCCAGGAGCTGCCCCAGCTGGAGCAGCGGTATGCAGAGCAGGTGGAGCAGCCCGGCGGGGCGGATGAAATGGCGCTGGCGGGGCAGGCGCTGGAGCGGGCTCTGGCTCTGGACCGGGAGATCAAGGACCGGCTGGGGCAGGTCTTCGGCCCGGGCAACGACTTCGACCAACTGCTGGGCGGGGTTAACGTGATGGCCCTGGGGGGCAACGGAGAGCGGGTCATCACCAACCTTCTTAACGCCCTGTCCCCCTACATCGAGGAGGGGGCCCGGCGGCACATGGACAGCGCGGCTCAGGCGGCCAGGCTCAGCCGGGAGCAGCGCCGGGCGGCCCAGACTTGAACGGCTGGACGCTGCCCCGGTCGGCGGTGGTGGAGGGCAGGAGCTACCCCATCAACGCCGACTACCGGGACATTTTGGAAATTCTATCCCACCTCCAGGGGGACTCCCTCACCGGCCGGTATGTGGCCCTGGCCCTGTTCTATGAGGATTTTGAGACCATGCCCCGGGCCCACTACCCCCAGGCGATGGCGGAGCTGGCCCGCTTCCTCAACCAGGGGGAGGAGCCGGAGGAGGCCGCCCGGCCCAGGACCATCGACTGGGAACAGGACCGGACCCTCATCGCCGCCGAAATCAACAAAGCGGCGGGGCTGGAGGTGCGGGCCCTCCCCTTTCTCCACTGGTGGACCTTCCTGGGCTATTTCAACGCCATCGGTGAGGGCCAGCTGTCCGCCATTGTGGCCCTCCGGGAGAAGCTGCGCAGGGGCAGAAAGCTGGAGAGTTGGGAGCAGGAGTTTTACCGGGAGAACCGGGAGCGCATTGAGTTCAAGCGGAAATACACCGCGGAGGAGGAGCAGGCCCTCAGCGCGTGGGGCGTCTGACCGGGAGGTGAGTCAATGGCAAGGGGCGCGGACGGACATGTCATCATTGATACGGCGCTGAACAACAAGGGCTTTATCCGGGGCATCCAGGCCCTGACCGGCCAGACCGGCGGCCTCCAGGCGGCAGTCAAGCGGCTGGGCGGGGCCATTGTGACGGCCTTTGCGGTGAAGGGCGTGGTGGACTTCGGCAGGCGGACGGTGCAGCTGGGCAGCGATATGGCCGAGGTGCAGAACGTGGTGGACGTGGCCTTCGGGGAGCTGAGGGGCCAGGCGGAGGACTTCGCCGGCACCGCGATAGCCCAGTTTGGCATGTCCACCCTGGCGGCGAAAAAGACCGCCTCCACCTATATGGCTATGGCCAGGGGGATGGGAATCGCCAACCAGGAGGCGGCGGATATGGCCGTCACCCTGGCGGGACTGTCGGGGGATGTGGCCTCCTTCTTCAACATCTCCCAAGAGTTGGCCGACGTGAAGCTGAAGAGCGTCTTCACCGGCGAAACCGAGACCCTGAAGGACCTGGGCGTGGTGATGACTCAGGACAACCTAAAGGCCTACGCCCTGTCCAAGGGTTTCAAAAAGTCCTATGACGCCATGGGCCAGGCGGAGAAGGTGGCCCTGCGGTACCAGTTCGTGCTGGACAGCCTGGCTCTGGCCAGCGGCGACTTCGCCCGCACCCAGGACAGCTGGGCCAA